ATTCATGGCATCAGGTGAAACAGTTAACCAAGCCACTATATCAGGAGATGCTAGATTCGGTATCCTATCTAAATCAGGTAGTGATGCTAAAAAAATGTTTACCGACAAGGTTGTACCAATTTCTATTAACTACCCGTTTTTCTTCAAACCCATACAAGATGGTATGGATAGACCGAAAACTGAACTGGCATATAGGGTTCCTGCTTCTAAGTTAACTAGGAAAGGTATACAAGCAAACGAAGTACGCGAAGAGCTTGAAGGTCTTGATACAACAATTGACTGGAAGAATACTGGTGATAACTCCTATGATGGTGAAAAGCTAAAGCTTTTAGTGCATGATGAGAGTGGTAAGTGGGAAAGACCAGACAATATATTAAACAACTGGAGGGTAACTAAAACTTGTTTACGTTTAGGTAGCCGAATTATTGGAAAGTGTTTAATGGGTTCTACATCGAATGCATTAGACAAAGGTGGTGAAAACTTTAAAAAGTTATATCACGATTCCGACGTAACAAAAAGAAATAGCAATGGTCAAACAAAGTCTGGTTTATACAGCTTGTTTATACCAATGGAATGGAATTACGAAGGTTTTATAGATGAACACGGGCAACCGGTATTCACAACGCCGTCTGAAGAGGTTTTAAGCCCGTTTGGCGACGTTATTGATGTTGGGGTTATAGATTACTGGAATAATGAAGTTGACGGTCTTAAACAAGACCAGGATGCTTTGAACGAATATTACAGGCAATTTCCTCGTACAACTGAGCATGCGTTCAGGGATGAAACAAAAAGTAGTATATTTAATCTCGCTAAAATCTACGAACAGATTGATTATAACGAGGACTTGCGTAATACTAATGTTATAACTCAGGGTAATTTTCAATGGTCACTAGGTATAAAAGACACAAAAGTAGAGTTTATACCTAGTCCACAAGGGCGTTTTAAGATATCTTGGATACCTAACGCTAGCATACAGAACAGACAAACCACAAAGAATGGTATTAAACACCCAGGCAATGAGCATATGGGTGCATTCGGATGTGATAGTTACGATATTTCAGGAACGACAGACGGCAAAGGTTCCAAAGGTGCTCTTCATGGACTGACTAAATTCAGCATGGAAGATGCACCGCCTAGTACATTCTTTTTAGAATACATTGCTAGGCCTCAAACTGCAGAGATATTTTTTGAAGACGTGCTTATGGCATGTGTCTTCTATGGGATGCCAATACTTGCTGAGAATAACAAGCCTAGATTGCTTTACTACTTTAAACGTAGAGGATATAGAGGTTATTCAATGAACCGACCTGACAGATTATGGAATAAACTTTCTGTAACTGAAAGAGAAATTGGTGGTATACCTAACTCGAGTGAAGACATTAAGCAAGCGCACGCCGCTGCGATTGAGATGTACATTGATAAGCATGTTGGTTTAAACTCCGATGGAGAATATGGTAACATGTATTTTAACGCAACATTAAATGACTGGTCTAAGTTTGATATAAACAACAGAACAAAATATGATGCGGCTATAAGTTCCGGGTTAGCTGTTATGGCTTGCCACAAAGATATGTATAGACCGCAAGCAGCATTGCAAAAAACAAAATTAAATCTCAGTATAGCTAAGTATGAGCAATCAGGAGAATTATCGAAAATAATAAAATAACCATATGGCTAACACAGTTGTAAATAGTTCTTTCCCTAGCCAAGTCGCTAGCGACCAAGAGAAAATGTCGCAAGACTATGGGCTTCAGGTCGGTCGTGCTATCCAAAACGAATGGTTTAGTAATAATTCAGGTACATCTAGATTTAGAAGTAACCAAAATACGTTTCACGATCTCAGGCTGTATGCCAGGGGTGAGCAAGGCGTGCAAAAATATAAAGATGAATTATCTATTAATGGCGATTTATCTTACCTTAATTTAGATTGGAAGCCTGTACCTATATTGTCTAAATTCGTAGACATTGTAGTTAATGGTATAGCTGATAGAGCATTTGATGTTAAAGCGTATTCGCAGGATCCATACGGAATAAGCAAGCGCACTAAGTACATGGAGTCCATTATCCGTGACATGCAAACAAAAGAGCTTAACGAATATGCTAAACAAGAGTTTGGTATTAATCTTTTTGAAAATCAACCAGACAAGTTACCGGATTCGCAAGAAGAGCTGGAGCTACATATGCAGCTTAGTTATAAGCAGGGCATTGAAATTGCGGAAGAAATTGCTATAAATACTTTACTAGACGGCAATAATTACGATCTTATTAAAAGACGCAGTTATCAGGATTTAACAACATTAGGTATTGGTGCAATTAAAAATAATTTTAACGAGTCTGAGGGTGTAACAATTGATTACGTTGATCCAGCATATATGGTGTATTCTTATACAGATTCACCTTATTTTGAAGACATATATTATGTAGGCGAAGTTAAATGGGTTCCTTTAAATGAGCTTAAGAAACAATTTCCAGGGCTGAGTGAAGATGAAATGGCTAAAATACAATCTACAGGCCAACAAAGTTATACTGGTACTTTTGATGATTCAGTAGGAAACTCTGATCAAAGAGATTCTAACACAGTTCAAATATTATACTTTAATTATAAAACCTATATGAATGAGGTTTATAAAGTTAAAGAAACAGCCACTGGTGCAACAAAAATAATAGCTAGAGATGATCAATTTAATCCGCCTGTAGAAGCCTATGAAGCTGCATATGGAAAGATGTCAAGATCACTTGAAGTTTTATACGAAGGTGTTCTTGTATTGGGCACTAATACCTTGCTGAAATGGGAAATGGCTAAAAACATGATGCGTCCTAAGAGCGACTACACTAAAGTTAAAATGAACTATAGTATTGTAGCGCCTAGAATGTATAAGGGTCGCATAGAATCAATCGTAAGTCGTTGTACCGGCTTTGCCGATATGATACAGCTTACGCATTTAAAAATGCAACAAGTATTGCAAAGAATGATGCCTGATGGTGTTTATCTTGACGCAGACGGCTTAGCGGAAATTGATTTAGGTAATGGAACAAATTACAATCCTCAAGAAGCTTTAAACATGTTCTTCCAAACTGGTTCTGTTATTGGTAGATCATTCACTCAAGAGGGCGACATGAATCCAGGCAAAGTGCCAATCCAGCCTTTACAGACTGGTGCGGGGGGTCAAAAGCTTCAAACATTAATTCAAACATACAACTACTATCTACAAATGATACGTGATGTTACGGGATTAAATGAGGCACGTGATGCATCTACACCAGATTCAAGAGCATTAGTAGGTGTTCAAAAGTTAGCGGCAGCAAATTCAAACACTGCTACAAGACATATATTAGATTCTGGTTTATTTTTAACAGCAGAAACCGCTGAAAGTTTATCACTACGTATATCCGATATTATAGAATACAACCCAGCTAAAGAAGCATTTATACAAAAAATAGGTGGTTTTAATGTTGGCATATTAGAAGAGCTTACTGAATTACATTTATATGATTTTGGTATTTCTATAGAGCTGATGCCTGATGAGGAAGAAAAAGCAATGCTTGAAAATAATATACAAACGGCACTATCAGCTGGGCTTGTTGATCTTGAAGACGCTATTGATATTCGGGAGGTTAGAAACCTTAAGCTAGCTAACCAGCTGCTAAAACAAAGACGCAAAAAGAAACAAGAGCGTGACCAAGCTATGCAACAAGAAAACATGCAAGCCCAAGCAAACATGAATATGCAAGCGCAACAACAAGCAGCTCAAACAGAAGTTCAAAAAGATCAAGCGCTATTCCAAACTAAAGCACAGCTAGAACAACTGAAAGGTCAAATAAATACACAAAAGATCCAGGTTGAAGTTGATGCTAAAAAGCAATTAATGGAATTAGAATTTCAATATAACATGCAGCTTAAGGGTATGGAAGTTGAAGCTGCTAAAAGCAAGATATCTTCTACAGAAGACAGGAAAGACGATAGAACAAAACTACAAGCTACACAACAAAGCGAGCTTATAGATCAAAGAAAAAATTCTACAGCCCCTAAAAACTTCGAATCCAGTGGAAATGATGTAATGGGCTCAGGAATGGGCTTAGGTAGCTTTGGACCTAGGTAATAATTAAAGAGTACTAATTTTATAATATTTTATCATGAGTGAAGAAATTAATGAGTCAGTTCCTACTGAAGCAGTAGAGCAGTCACCTGCTACTGTTGCGGAGGATGGGACAATTAAACTAGACATGCGACAAGTTCAAGAGCCTCAAGAAGAGGTTGTTGAAGAGCCGGTAGCAGAGATTGCTGAAGCTGTTGCAGAACAACCAATAGAAGAGGTACTGGCGCAAAGTGAAGAGCCCGTACAAGTTTTACAGGAAATTACAGAAGAAGAAGTAGAAGTTAAAGCTGAAGAGTTACAAGATAATTTAACTGAAGCTATTGTAGAATCAATTGACAAAGGAGTCAATCTGCCTGAAAACATTCAAAAAGTTGTTGACTTTATGGACGAAACTGGCGGTAGCTTAGAAGATTATGTTAAGTTAAACACAGATTATGCATCGTTAGATGAAAATTCGTTATTAAAAGAATATTATCAGCAAGCTAATCCTCTTTTAGACAATGAAGATATAAACTTTTTATTAGAAGACAAGTTTTCATATGATGAAGATATAGACGAAGAAAAAGATATTAGGCGTAAAAAATTAAACCGCAAGCAAGAACTTTCTAAAGCAAAGCAGCATCTTGACGGACTTAAGTCTAAATATTATAGTGAAATAAAGGCGGGGTCTAAATTGACCTCGGAACAAAGTAAAGCGGTGGAATTTTTCAATCGCTATACAAAAGAGAGTGAAGAAGCAGCAAAAGTTACTGAAAGACAAACTAGTCGTTTTAAATCTGCTAGTGATAATGTTTTTTCCGACAGTTTTCAAGGGTTTGATTACAATGTTGGAGATAAAAAATATCGCTATAAGGTTAACAACGCTGGTGAGGTTAAGGAAACTCAAGGCGACATTAACAATTTTATCAAGAAGTTCTTGAATGAAAAAAATGAAATGTCAGATGCTAAGGGCTACCATAAATCTTTGTTTACAGCAATGAATGCAGATTCTGTAGCGCAACACTTTTATGAGCAAGGCAAAGCCGATGCAATGAAAGACAGTATGTCCAAAACAAAGAATGTTGATATGAGCGCGAGAGGTGTTCATGAAAAAGTCAATACTTCTAATGGATGGTCAGTACGAGCAGTTGACAGCGGAGGAAGTTCTTCTAAGCTCAAAGTAAAATTCAAAAAATAATAATCCATAAAAAAATAAAATTATGGCTTTTGCAACCGCGCCAACCACGTTGGCCAACATGAATCACCTGACTCCACGTCCTGTTAAAGGATTGTTTGGTGACAATTATTTATCTTTAGCGGACATGACATGGACGCAACAATTCCTTCCTGAAGTATACGAGAAAGAAGTTGAACGTTACGGTAATCGTACGATCGGTGGTTTCTTGCGTATGGTAGGTGCTGAGATGCCTATGGCTTCTGATCAAGTTGTTTGGTCTGAACAAGGACGTCTTCACATTGCTTATGACGAAGTATTGTCAAATGCAGGTGGTACTACTATCTCTGTAGCTTCTACTGCTGCTAAGCCTTCGCTTATCGGTCCGGGAATGACTTTAGTTATTAACTTAGGTTATGCTACTGTTAAAGCATTCGTTGTAAGTACGGGAGTTCTTGCCAATGATCTACAGCCTTATACTATCAAATGTTATGATACTACTGATGGTGCTTTACCTGCTGCTCTTCGCGGAGCTACTGCCGGTGCAGCTACTAGTTTGAACATATTCGTTTACGGTTCTGAATACGGTAAAGGATCTGTTAATGCTGGAAACTCTATTGACGCTTCTTTCACAACTTTCAGTAACAAACCAATCATTCTACGTGACAAGTACAGCGTAAATGGTTCTGATGTTGCTCAAATCGGTTGGGTTGAAGTAACTACTGAAATGGGAACTGGAGGTTACTTATGGTACCTTAAGTCTGAGCACGAGTCTCGTCTACGTTTCGAAGATTACCTAGAAATGTCTATGGTTGAAGCTGAAAACGCTGCTGGCGCTTTCACTGATGCTGCTGGAGCAACTATCGAAGGTACTCAAGGTTTATTCTCTGCACTTGAAGAGCGCGGACTAGTTTATAACGATGCTGATTTCGGAACTAACGGAATTGCTACGTTTGACACTATCCTACAAGAGCTTGACAAGCAAGGAGCTATCGAAGAAAACATGATGTTCTTAGATCGTGCTACTTCTTTAGGCATTGACAACATGCTTGCTGCCCAGAACTCTTACGGAGCTGGTGGTACTTCTTTCGGTGTATTTAACAACGAAGAAGATATGGCATTGAACTTAGGTTTCTCTGGATTCCGTCGTGGTTCTTATGACTTCTACAAGACTGATTGGAAATACTTGAATGATTCTACAACTCGTGGATCTATCGGTGACATCGAAGGTGTTATCGTACCAGCAGGTACTTCTACTGTTTATGACCAATCATTGGGTCAGAACATTTCACGTCCTTTCTTACACATCCGTTACCGTGCTTCTGAAGCTGATGACAGACGTTTGAAATCGTGGGTTACAGGTTCTGTAGGTGGAAATTACACTAGTGATGCTGATGAGATGAATGTTCACTTCTTGTCTGAGCGTACTATGTGTACTCAAGCTGCGAACAACTTCGTATTGTTGAAGAAAACACAAGCGTAAGTTTTTAAGATATTCGCCCTCGTCTTAGGATGGGGGCGATTATTACCTTTATTATTTAATTATATTATATTATATCATGGCAACAGCTAAAACAACTGCTACTAAAAAAGTAGCGACAAAACCTGTAGTTCAAGAAGTTATTGAAACTGCAGTAATAGAAAAGAAAGTAAAAAAAGACGACTGGGAATACAAGGATAGATTGTATGAATTAACCACTGGCAAAAAACCTTTGGTATTTACTCTACCTACTATGCACTCTCAGAAAGTTCCTTTATTATGGTTTGATCCAGAAGCGGGGTATCAGCGTGAATTACGTTATGCTACGAATCAAAGAACACCATTTGTAGATGAGCAAACTGGAACAGCAACTCTAGGTCGCATAGTCCTTCGTGACGGTATATTACGTGTTCCAAAAGAAAACGTAACACTACAAAAGCTATTATCGCTTTACCACCCGTACACGCTTAATGGATTAATTACAGAATACAAACCAGAAGCAATCGCTGAAAACGAGGTTGACTGGATTGAAATGGAATTAGAAGCAATGATGGCTGCTAAAGCAATGAATATTGATGAAGCTGAAGCTGTATTACGTGTAGAATTTGGATCTAAGGTAGCTGAGCTATCATCTAAAGAGCTTAAACGTGACTTGCTTATATTTGCGCGTAAAAGACCAGGTTTGTTCTTAGAACTCGCTGGTGACGATAACGTGCATTTAAGAAACATAGGTATTAAGGCAACAGAAAGAGGTCTTATAACATTGTCTCCTGATAATAGAACATTCACTTATGGTGAAACTGGTCGTAAACTAATGACTGTTCCCTTTGATGAGCATCCGTACTCAGCATTAGCCGCTTACTTCAAAACAGATGAAGGAATGGAAGTGCTAAAAGCAATAGAAAAAAGAATATAAGTTACCTAAGTGGTGCGTGTCAATGAGGCATGCACCACTTTTAATAAATAAAAATTATGAGCGTAAGCGTAGACACTGTTTATCAACGGGTATTAGCCATACTCAACAAGGAACAAAGAGGGTATGTTACGCCTCAAGAATTTAATCTATTTGCCAATCAAGCGCAGATGGATCTATTTGAGCAGTACTTTTACGACATCAATCAGTTTGGTCGTCTGCACGGTAATGACACGGAATTCTCCGACATGCTCAACATCCTAAATGAAAAAATAGATATTTTCGAAGTAACCGCTGCTATGACATATGGCGCGGGACTGCATTGGACCCCACCTGCTAATTTGTATCGGATAGGCACGCTTATATATAATAATATAGAAGTAGAGCGTATAAACAAAAATGAATTTTTATACATAAATGCGTCCCCATTACTTAAGCCAACTAACACTAGACCTATATTTGTGTCTAGCGCTGCTGGATACAAAGTCTATGGAGCAGCTGAGTTAATTACAGGCGTAACGTGTAATTATATTAAAAGACCAGCGCAAGCGGTGTGGGGATATACCACAGTTAGCGGGGCAGCATTATATAACTCTTCCGCCTCAACAGATTTTGAGTTACACGATTCAGAAGAAACTGAATTAGTTACTAAAATATTAGAGTTTGCAAGTTTATCTATAAGAGACTTAAGTCTTTATCAAGTAGGTAATCAAATGGAAGTGCAAAACACTCAACAAGAAAAATCTTAATAGATGGGACTAATAGATCAAACTCAAGAGCAGTATTACGAAGGAGCAGATGGCGTCTGGAATAGTGGCGATGAAAATTACGGCGGCTACCAGTTCACTAGCATTAAAGATGTTATAAATAACTTTATGGTTGCTTATGTAGGTGAAGATAAAATCATAAGCAAAATAAAAAGAACAGACGTAGCCTTTTATGCGCAGCGCGCAATTGCTGAATTTAGTTTTGATACTTTGCCATCTGAAAAAGCTTTAGAGATTGAAATAGGACCAGCATTATACATGATAATGCCTCAAGATTACGTAAACTACGTAAGATTCTCTTGGGCCGATAATAATGGTATAGAAAGAATTATATATCCAACTAGAGATACAAGCAACCCGTTAGCGGCAACGCAGGATAACAATCTTGAATATACTTTTGATAATGACGGAAACGTTATATACGCTAACGAATCTACAACTTTAGCTAGGTTTAATTCAGGATATTATAATCCTGTTGCTAATTTAGATAACAGTAATTTTTCTACAGGTGAGCTAATAAATCTTTATAGATATGGCAGAAGATATGGGTTAAGTCCAGAGCATGCTCAAGGTAACGGGGTGTTTTACATCGATAAGTTAAAAGGTATTGCGCATTTTAGCTCTGACATGGTTAATCGCATTGTTACTTTAAAATACATTAGCGACGGCTTAGGCACTGACGCAGAAATGATGATTCATAAATTTGCTGAAGATGCTGTATACAAATATATTGCTCATGCTGTTTTAGCGACTAGAGCAAATACCCAAGAATATCTTGTGCAAAGATACAAGAAAGAAATGTTTGCGGCTAAAAGAAATGCTAAACTACGTTTATCCAATCTTAAAGTTAGCGAAATTGCACAGGTAATGAGAAATCAATCCAAGTGGATTAAACACTAGAATATGGCTAAACTACAGCATACATTTGTTCGAGGTAAAATGAACAAAGATCTTGACGAAAGACTTGTTCCTAACGGCCAATACAGAGACGCATCAAACGTTCAGGTAAGTACATCTGAAGGTTCT